TCAACCTACATCGACCCCTTCCCAGGATTCCTGAAGATACAGCCGCATCCGCTGCTCCAGCCTCCACGAATACAGGGCCGACCGGGTGCGGCCGTTGGGATGGCCGGCGTTCCAGGCCCGCCCGATCTCGGCTGCCTGGCTGGCCGGATCCAGCCCAAACTCGCGGCACAGCCCTTCCAGCCGCCGCCCCGCCAGCTCGAAGTGCCGCCCGCGGTCGACCAGAGTCTCTAGCGGAACTTTCCAAACCATCGCTAGGTAACCAGGTATACCTGTGTAGCCATGCACCCCTGCCAGGCGCTTGAGCAGTTCCGCCCGCTCCCTCTCGGCGCTTGCTTGTTTCAGCCGCTTCTCCAGGGCCGCCCGTGTGACCCCTTCGACGCTGTCCCCGCCGGCCAGCAGGGCCGCCAGCCGCTGGTGATTCTCCGCCACGAACCGGAAGGCCAGCCGGCTGCCGCCCGACTCGTTGGCCGCCAGGGCCGCCAGCAGCGCCGCCCGTCGCCGATCCCCTCCGGCCGCCTCCTCGATCTGGCGCCCGCAGCACCCCCGGATCCTTCGCATCAGGTCCCGCTCCGCCGCTACGCTGTAGGCCGGCGTGTTCAGCCCTGGAACCCGCTCCGGCGGCTTCCCGCCCCGAGCGGCGCCTCGTAACCGATCATCGAAAACTGGTCGAACGCGAACAGCACTACGGACTCGCATAATTCTCCATGCGCCAGGCGCCGCTCCCAGTCCCACGGCTCCGACGAGTTGTGCACCCCGATCAGGTGCGCCATCCGGCTCCGGGGGAAGCCCCGGGCCATCGGAAGCAGGATCGACTCCCTGGCTTTGTTCAGATCCCGGTTCCCGGTGTAGGTGAAATTCTCGGTCTTGAACACCTCCAGATTTCCGGTGTTCCATTCCGCCGGCAGGTTCATCACCCGGGTCAGCGCGTAGTCATTGACGTCGGGCGCATACAAGGTCTCGAACTTCGCCTGCGGGTACGCCGCCCGGACATAGGCGGCGATGGCGTTCGTGAAATCCCCGATCTGTTTGGGCAGAAACGCCGACTCCTCCGGATACGGCGCCGGCGACTCCGCGTTGCTGGCGAACACATGAATGGGACGGCCGTACTGCGACTGAAAAGCTGACTTGGTGTAATCGTCGTAGAAGGTCATGCCGCCGTGCAGGGCGGAGGGGAAATACCACCACTGCACCTCGCCGAACTGGAGATACGTCGCCACCTGGGCCTCGCTCATGATCTGGGCCATGTCGCGGTAGACCTGCTTCCAGTAATCCAAACTGGCCGGCGAAAAATTGGTCTGCAAGGCCGGGGTCGAAACCACCACCGGCGCCCCATCCGGGTACCGCTGAGCTATACCAGCGCCCAGGGAGGGGTCCCCGTGCTCCATCTCAGTGCTGAAGGCCGCCGCCACGTCAATGGCATAGCCCTTGAGCGCCGCGAAATAGGAGCGGTGCCAGTCCCGCGCCGCGCGGTTGAGCCGCGGCGCCGCTATAAGGTCCGTCCGCCAGGCGCCGTCAACGCCGCCCCCCAGCGTCGGGCCGCTCGCCACCGCTCGCATGGTCCCGCTGGCCGGCGTCGCCGCCAGCGTCAAACTGTTGCCGGCGCTGCCGAGCGCCCGCGCCTGAATCGTCAATATCGCCCCGGAGGCCTGGGCCCACACCCCCGTCGAGCCGTTGTTGATCAGGTACTCGAAGGCTTTCGCCACACTCGCGAGCGTATCGGTGATCAGCGTGACCCGCGAGTACACCGTGCCCGAGATGGTGATCTGAACTACATGCCCGAAAACCGCCGTCCCCTCGAACCTCACCGTTCCCTGGGCGTAGACGTTGCCGCTGTTGACCAGCTCGTAAAACAGCAGCGCCCCGGTGTAATGGTTGGCCCGGCCCGTGAAGCCCAGCGTCCGGAGGTTCCAGGCCACCCGCTCTGGCGCCAGGGCCAGCGAGTGGTCGGTGTCCCAGTCGGTGGCCAACGTCTCGTTCGGCGACGCCGGCAGGGCGCTGACCGTCGGCGCCGCCACCGCCAGCTCCACGAAATCAAAGTAGAAATGCCGGTTGCCGGGGTTCGGATTCGGCCCCGTAAGGGTGGCCTCCACCCAGTGGCTGCCGGCGCCCTGCTGGCCCAGATCCAGCCGCAGCACAAAGTCTTCCGCCGCCACCTGCAAGTCGAACACCTGCGCCGCACCGCCATCTACCTGGATCGTCACAATACCTGCGCTGGCGGTTCGTCGGGACCCCAGGTACAGGCGGTGCCCCGTCTGCGCCTGGTAGTCGATCCGGCACCGGGCGCCGATCGAGGTTGTCCGGCGGATAGTCCCGCCCGAGAAGTTGCCGCGCTCCTCGGTCCAGGCGCCCGTATAGACGACGCTCGTGTCGTCGTCCTCGATCCGGCGGCTGCCCGGCCCCGCCACCTGGTAAGCCCCGTTCGCGCCCGTCACGCTCCAGTTCGTTACCGCCACCGCGAACTCCCCGCGCTGGAACGCCCCTGGCTGCACCGCCGCCGCGTAGGTCCAGCGCATCTTACGAAGGTTCTGTGTGGGAATCGCCCCCAGCGTGGGATCGACCAGCGAGGCGAAGTCGAGCGTCACCTGCCACTGGGTCGGCGACGCCCCGCCGGTCATGGTCTGCGAGGCCGGCGACCACTGCTCGGTCTGGGCCCCGTTCACCAGCCCCAGCACCCCGAGCAGGTTCCCCTCCACCCCCGGCTTGGTATTCGTAAGAATGATCTCGCCGCCGGGGGAGACCTCCGCCGCGACGGTCGTCGAGAAGGTGTTGATGTTCAGTTTGAGATCGTTGAGGATGCCGGTGATGGTGTCGGCCCCGCCCACCAGGTGGTAGTAATGCTCATCCAGCCACGACAGCTCCACGTAGTCCCCCGCCGTCAGCGTCCCTTGCAGCCGGAACGTGGCGCTGGCGCTCGCGAAGCTCCCGGCCATCGGCGTGGCGTAGTCTTTGAGCCGCACCCGGTAGATCTGCTCCACCCCGCCCGCGTCCGGCGCCCAGATCCGCAGGTACGGCCAGTCCACGGTCGGATACAGCCCCGAGTCCATCAGGAGGCAGTTGGTCCGCGTCTCCCGGTACGTCAGGGTCAGACCGTTCAGGTTTCCGTCCGGCAGGGGACGCAGCAGAGGATGCTCGAAGACGTTGTCCCGATTCCACTCGATCACCACCCAGTCGAACTGCTGCCGCCAGGAGCCCGACACCGTGAACCCGCTCGGCCCCGCCCCGCTCAGCGCCGCAATGGAGGAGGGCCGAAAAAAGTAGCACTGCAAGTCGCGGTCAGGCCGCAATTTGTCGATACTCTCGGGCATCGCAGACAGGCAGGAATGCCTGTATTACAGCCGCATCGTCACAGTCAAATCCCGCCCCGGATACGTGGTCCCCACCGCCGTGATGTCCAGCTTCAACGTGGAGCTCGCCGTCAGCAGCGGCAGCTCGGCGCCGTTCACCGCTGGACTGATGGTGGCGCCGGCGGCAATCGTGCACGTGGCGATGGTCTGGGCCCCTTGCTGGATCGTGACCTCCATCGCCGCCCCCGCCGGAGCCGCCGCCACCTGGGCGTAGATGTCCCGGATCGAGAGCGTCTCCTGCACCGACAGCGGCGGCGACGCGTCGTCCAGAATCCCCAGGATCCCCTCCACCTGGAAGTTGAACTGGCCGCCGCGCAGCGTCCGCAGCCCGCCGTCCGCCAGCCCGGTGAAGTTCTGCACCCGCGTCGGGCTGGCGCCGAACTGGTTGGTCACCAACAGCTCGGCGCTGGCCAGCCGGATATTCGGAATCCACTCGGTGTGACTCCAGTCCGCCACCGCCGGTCCCGAGAAGAACTTCCGCTCGAAGGGAACCAGCAGGGTGCGGTGCTTCAGCTCGTAGACCGGCGACCCGGCGGCGTGAGCCGCGGCGACGCTCGAGTGATAGCCGCGGTCGACCGTCAGCTCCAGGCCCCCGGCCCCCACCGCCGCTACCCGCAGGATCTCCCCCTGAACCTGGACCAGGTCCCCGACCGCCACGCCGGCGGAAGCATTCAACGTCAGGACCGTCTGGGTGGCGTCGACCCCGGCGGCCAACTGGATCGTGCTCAGACCATCCAGCTCCTCCCGATAGTGTAGCCGGAACGTCCCCGAGCTGATGGTGTCGGTATTGGCCAGCTGCGGGAAGGAAAGCCCGGCCAGCTGCAAGGCCCCGTCGCCGCGCGCCGAGGCTCCGAAGAACGGCAAGGGAGGAATGTCCTGGTCCGCCACACCCGTCCCGCCGCCGCCGATCCGCCACCGCGTCACCACCGCCAGCGCCTCCGGCGACTCCACGTTGGCGGCGTTGGCCGCCCGGCCGCTGATCTGGACCACCCGGTCCCGCAGGTTCGGAATCTGGAACCGGGCGGGGCTCGACCGCGCCCGGCCCCCAAAGTGCCAGGCCGCTTCGCTGACCACGAAATGCGTGTCGCTCTCGGGCATCACATCCCAGTCGCGGTCCACCGTCAGGGTCGTCGCCGTATGCGACACGATGATCCGCTCTTGCCCGACCCCCGGCCCTTCCACCAGCCGGACGATGTGGCCCACGTAGGCGCCCCCCACCAGGTTCAACGTCTCGTTGCCCACCTGGTCCGGCGCTACGATGGAGGCCAGCTTCTCCTCGCTCTCCTCCAGCCGCCAGTAGAAATTGGCGTGATCGTAGTTCGGGTCCGGGGACGAAGCCAACTGCGCCGCCAGGCCGGTATCGGTGAACTGGCCGGCCGGCGCCACGCCGCTGGCGATGCGGTAGAGCTGCGAGGGCAGCTCCCCGCGATACACGTTGAACGACGCCGTCCCGGCCGTGAAGCTCAGCGCCTCCAGCCTCACGCTGTTGGTCGAGCTGCCCGCCGGGATCCGGGCCCGCACCGTGAAGGACGGTCCGCTCTCCTCTCCCTCACCATCGGTCGCCGTCACCGCGTAGTAGAGCGTCTGGTTGCCGGCCAACGTCCCGCCCGTGGGCAGGACGGTAGCCTGCAGACTGACAATCGGTACCCCGCTGAGCCGGGATTGCCCCGCCACCGGCGGCGTAAACTTCACTTCCACTTCGCTCAGTATCGTCCCGTCCGTTCCGGTGACCTCGAACTCCTGAATGGCGAAGCGAATCTGCCCGTTGGGGTCCAGCTCCGTCCCAGTAATCGGATTCGGCAGGCTGGTCCCCACCCCGGGCTGCCGCCGCGTCTCCGGAATCAGCGCCAGCTGCCCGTTGGTGTCCTGGTACCAGGCGTCGTCGTGGATCTGGGCCGCCAGCCGCACCGTCCGGTAGTTCATCCCCGGCGCGATCCGCAGGATCCGGAAGGGCTGATTCAGGAAGCCCTCTTTGGCATAGGTCACGGTAATGATGTCGCCCACCCGCTGGCCCAGGGCCTTCACGGTGGTGTCGAACTCCAGGTAGCGGTTGCCGCGAATCGACTTGTCCAGGATGAACTTCAGAGCCCGCGCCGCCTGGTCGTAGGTGGGCAGACCGTCCACCAGCAGGCGCCCGGTGATCTCCTGCCCCGCCCGCGCCACGTCCGCCACGTCGACGATGGCAAAGCTGTCCTGCTGATACTCATTGAAGGCGTCCTGGAACTCGACGGCGAACCGGTTGGGTGTGTCGGCCGTCGGCCGGGACCATACCCGCACCGTCGAAGCCCCGTGGGACTCCCGCAGGATCCCCGACGGCGGGCTGCCGCCGCCGCCATCGGAGTAGACATAGGCCGGCCAGCCGCCGTTCACCATGGCCGGCGCGTTCGATCCGTAGGGCTTGTCGGGCTGCTCCAGCGCCAGGGTGTTCTCCACCCGCACCGCCAGCCTGCCCTCGCTCGTGTAGCTCAGCCCCAGCCGGGCGTTGTTGCGGACCCCCCGGATCACATCCGCCGCCATCCGCCGCGCCCGCGCCGAAAGGTTCGCCTGAAACCGCCGTACTGATACCGCGTTGCCGTTGTTGTCCGTCGCCGCGATGGTCTGGTCGCAGAACGCCGCCGCCCGCGCGAAGCTGGCCACGTCGATCTCCCCCAGCTGCCAGTTGCTCCGCCGCAGCACGTCCAGGAGCATCCAGGCCGGGTTGTTGCTGAACTCGTGCCCCACTGAGCTTCCTGCCAGGTCGAACCGCTCGACCTTCATCCCCTCCACCAGCGCTCGCACTCTCGGCAAGGTCGCCCCGTTGTGGATCTGGTTGGGAACCACCACCGACAGGCACGCCATGCTCCCGTAGGGATCGCCCGCCGGGTTGCCGCTGGCGTCGAGAAAGTCCGGGTTGAAGCCTCCGGTCCGCGTGCCGGCGCTGATGACGTTGTACCAGCCGCTGCCGGTCATGTTCCGCCCCGCCACCCCGGCCGGGATCTCCACGTTGTTCACAATCACCTTCAGCGCCTGCTGGATTTCCCCCAGCCCCAGCAGAACCTCCATGCGCGTCAGGTTCCCGTCGTTGCGCGAGAACACCACCTGCGGCTCGGTCCACACCGTCCCGTAGAGCAGCGGCACGAAGTCGTTGTAGCGGGCTTCGTTCGACACCACCGGTGAATCGTGCGAGCCCCGTTCCCCGGCGCTGCGCACCCGAATCACCGGCGGAACGTACTCGAGGCCCCCGAACCGCCGCGTCACCCGGCCCAAGCCGTCTCTGTCGAACATGCCGCGGGCCTGGCAGTGGGCCTTGGTGAAGGCGCAGTTGGTGTAAGGAACGCTGCCCGGACCCAGGTTTCCGGTCCCCCCGGCTATATCCGGTGAGTATCCACACGCGTAGAACCGCGAGTGGCGCCCCTCGGCGCCGCCGGTGGCCGCCTCCTGCCGCTCCGCTGCCGTCGAGGGAAACGCCCAGGGGCACCGCCGCTCGATCCGCACCGGCGGCAGCAGCACCCGCTGCATGTTCATGCGGTTGGTCGCCGTCAACCGCAGCGTCTCCTCGGTGATCTCTTCGGGCGGGTTCAGGATCCCTTGAAACACCACCAGGGTCTCGCTGGCCGCCTGGTTCTGGATCAGGTCGTAAAACAGAAAGGTCGCCTTGAGCTTGGCCCCCTTCCACCCCACCGACCTCTCGATCTGCGAGAACTGCGAATCGGCGTTGGCCAGACTGAGGGAAAGCCTGGGCACCAGGTCGATGCCCTGCTCGCTGGCGGTCTGAATCTCGAACAGGTTGTGCCGCAGCACCCGCGCGCTGTAGAGGTTGCCCCCCACCGTGACCTGGTGGGTGCTCCAGCGCTGCATCTCGCCGTTCGCCAGGGTGGCGTCGAACACCAGCAGCGGCGTCTCGGCGAGAACCTTCTCTTTTAGGTTTGCGATGGTGTCCATGAAACTCGAATCACGCTGGAGTGCTCGCCCGGCCCCGTGGCCCGGTCCGAGAGGGTGTCAGTTGCGAACCGGGCCCCGGAGTGGACCCCCCCGCGAGCGAGGGTCTTCTTGTAGTTCGATACCAGCGGCTGGGCCTCCAGTTGCGCCCCATAGAGGTCGAGCGTCGCCGCGCCGCCCGAAACCACCCGAAACGTCACCGTCTCCGAGGTGGTCACCCAAGCCAGGCTGAGCAGGTACCGCCGCCAGGCGCCGTCAGCCGTGAAAGCCACGCTCTTCACCTGCGATCCCCCGTCCCGCAGCTCCAGCCCCGACCCCGCCTGCGTGGTCCGCGCCCAAATGCTGGCGGCATAGCGGAACCACGCCGGGGTCGCCAGAGTCTGGCTCAGGGTCCCGGCGCCGCTCAGCTGGCTGCCCTCTCCGCCGCCCCAGGGGTCCCCGACGCCGCCGGTCACCGTGACCCCCGACTTCACCCAGGCGGCCTCCCCGAATCCCTCGCTCCAGGCCAGCAGGTTTTCGCCGGGCTCCAGAAACAGAAAGCTGCGCAGCCGCCCCTCGGCGGTGGTGAAGAGGTCCTGGATCGCCTGCCACTCGATATCAGTAAGCAGCTCCAGGGGCAGCTCCCAGTTCCGCTCGAAGTAGTCCGGATCCGCCACCCGGATCTCGCGCCCGTCGAGCGCTGCGTTCACCAGCGTGCGGTACAGCGTCTCGCGTCCCAGCGGCAGCTGCGACACCGCCCCGCTCGAAAGCTGCGGAAACACCAGCATTTGGTCTCCCCTCGCCACAGCGACACAGAGGGCGCAAGAATTCTCGATCTCGGTGCCTCTGTGCCTCTGTGGCTATTCCTGCGCCTCCTCCACCGTCAGCCGCAGCGAACACCTCGACTCGCACTCCTCCAGCATCGGGAAGCGGTCCTCCCCGAACCGGCACCGTGTCACCACCGCCCCGGTCCAGGGATCCTCGAACTCGAAGGCCCCCAGCCGGCCCTGCTGCTCGTCGAAGAACCGCGCCAGCCTGGCCGTCTCGGTCTCGTCCAGCTTCTCCAGCTGGATGACCCAGCGCCGGCGGCCCGCCCCCAGGTCCCGGTACCGCTGCTCGGCGCAGTCCAGGAACTTCTTCACCTCCGTGGCGTAGCGCTGCTCCAGGACCACCGGATACTGGGCCACGGCCCCGGTCTTGAGCTTCGGAAACCGCCCCATCGGCTCCCCTTACCGCCGGCCGTAGCTCTTGATCTCGACCGCCGCCACCATGGGATGCTTCACCACCAGGCTCACCTGGTGCAGCCCCAGGTAACGGTCGCTCTTGACCACCATCTGGTCCGGGAAAGGAAGGTCGATGCGCCCTCCGTGGTAGGGGTTGGACGCCATCACATGGTATTGCTGAAATTTATGCTGGGTCGGATCCAGCCCCACCAGCCGCATGGCCTGGAACAGGCCCTCCATCGGCGCCGGATTCTCCACCGGCACCCACTTGCCCGCCGACCCGATTACCACGCCGTCGGAGTCGATCGAGCCGCCGCCGGATTCCACCTCCATCAGCGCCGTCCCCATCTCCAGCAGGAAACGCTGACGTTCCACGCTCAGTTCTTTTGTCTCTGCCATGATGATTCCTCCTATAGTTCACTGATCAAATCGTTCACTGGATGCATGTGCAGCATCGCCTCGCGCACCGCCCGGGCGATGTCCTCCTGCCGGTCCAGAAACGACCGGCTGTCCATGGCGCTCACGTTGACGGTCACCTGCGGCTGCCACACCACCGCCCGCTCGCGCTCCACCGCCCGCGGCTCGCCTCCCACGCCGCGAACCACCCGCGGTAATCCGGCCAGAATGCCGCCGGTGTTGGCTACCTCAAGCTCCAGAGGCGGCGGCCCCAGGTAGGGGGCGGGCGGCTGCGGTTCCTCCCCTCGGCCGCGAAACAGGCCGGCGATCTTCACCCACAGAGGCGTCAGGCCCAGCCCGCTCTTCAGTGGGGATCCCAAACCGCTGCCTCCGCCCTTGACCCCGCCAGCCAAGGTCGCCAGCACCCCGGGCAACCCGTTCAACTCCCGGCCCAGGCCTCCCATCGCCCCAATACTTTCGGTCGTTGCCTGGGTCAGCTCCCCAATCGAGCGGGTCGCGGCCTCCAGCCCCCGCTCCAGGCCGGAGGCCGGAAGCGGCGAGGGCAGCGTCGCCACGCCCCCCAGCCGCTCCCGGTCCCCCTCCTCCGGCCCTGCTCGCTCCGAAGCCCCCCCTTCCAAAGGCTTCAGGCGATACCGTTCCACCAGCGTCTCGATGGCTCGCGCCGTCTCGCGCTGCGCCTCCGCCAGCCTTTCCAGCCCCCGATCAGCCATTGGCCGCCTTCCTCAGTTCCCCTTCCAGCACCAGAAACGCATCCACCCGCCGCGCCGGCCACGCCAGCACATCGGCCCCGCCCCCCACCGTCCGGTGGGCGCAAAAATCCTCCACCAGCGCGGCGCTCTCCCCCGTCACCAGGCTCACCGGACACTCCGTCGCCGCCGCGCCGTCCGGCCCCACCCACACCACCCGCTCCACAGGCGCCTCCGCCTCATCCGGCGCCAGCCACCCGCACCGCCGCTTTGTCTCCAGCCCTAAACGGCGGCAATCGTCGCACTTCCATCCGGCTTGCTTGCCGCGGAGAAAATGGAAGGCGACTCGGAGTTTTTTCGTTCCGCCTCGCTCAGCCCCGCCTGGCCCCGGATGGCTTCCAGGATCTCGTCCACCAGCCCCTCCGGCCCCTTCTCGACCACCGACTCCGGCGTCACCATTTCCCCGTCGATCTCCAGGCCTTCGACGCCCCGCAAACCCCAGCCCAGATAGATCCGGTCGATTTCGCCGGCCAGCAGCGCGGCCTCCGCCTGCTGCTCCGCCCCTGGCGGCCCGGCCTCCACGAACGCCAGCCGCCCCGCCAGTCCCTTCAACTGCCGGATCAGCTCCAGCCGCCGCCCGAACGACATCCGCTCCACGTTGAACCGCACACCGGGCAGGCGCCTCGACTCTACTATCACTTCACTCTGATACTGCATAGCACCTCATCCAAAGGCCACGTAGATCTCATCATCGGCCTGTCCCTGGGCCCGGCACTCCCGGAAGCTCCACTCCAGCAGCCGGTCCTGGTCGTCGAACTCCGGCGCCTTCGGCACCACGTTCTTCAGGTGCACCCCGAACAACTGCCCGGCGGTCTGCCCCAGCTGGAACATGACCCCCACCGGCGTCTGCGCCCGCGCCGCCTGGTAGAGGCCCCGGGTGGCGGCATCGTCCGCCTCGTAGAGCTTCACGTCGGCCAGCACCTTCCGCAGTCCCCCGCCATGGCACAACGGCACGTTGGACCCGAACTCCCGGTTCCGCAGGTCCAGGTCATTGTCCAGGCTGATGGTGGCGCTGGTCACCGTCAGGAACTTCGAGGCCGTCGCCCCCAGCCAGGCCTGCCCCAGGTTGCCTGGCACCGGAACCGCCGCCGACGCGCTCGCCGCCGGTTCCGCCGGAAAGCTCGACAAGCCCCCCTGCCCGGCTACGAACGACGTGGTATCCAGCACATCCTTGGCTTCCCCGCTGAACTCGAACTCGTGGAAGTCGCCGTTGATCTTCACCTGAGCAATACCCACGGCGGCCCCGATCAGGATCCGGTCCACCGCCCCGGCCGGATCCCAGTAGTCGAACACCGAGAGCGAAGGCAGCTCCGCGGCCGGCGTGTAGGTGACGGCGCCCGTCAGCGCCGCCCCCGACGCCGGCGCCGTCGTGAACGGCGCGTTCACCGTTACGCTCGTCGTGCTGTTGACCGCGGCCACGAACCGCAGCTCATCCGCGAACCCCAACGCCTGCCCCACCGCCAACCCGTGAGCGCTGCTGAAGACGATCACCGTGGTCGTCGACCCGGCCCCGGCGGTCCCCCCGGCGAACGCCAGCGGCCCGCCCCCCAGCGCCGCCTGGAAGAACCGTCCCGCCACCGGCGCCGTTCCCGGCGTGGTCCCCGACATCAGGTACGTTTCCAGCTTGTACTCGGTCCGCTTCCGCCCTCCCGGCGCCACCCCCACGTAGGTCCGGCCCCCGGTCTTGTCCTTGCGCTCCCGCACCTCATCCCGCTGCTTGATCCCCAGGCGGATGGCCGCCAGCCGGTCGGCCGCCGTGATCACCGGCGCTGCCCCGAACGACGCCTCCACCTTCGCGTAGAACCGATTCTGGTTCGACAGTACGCAGTTGCTCATCTCGACCCCTTTCGCTTACCCGCAGGCCTCTACCTCGACCTCGATCTTCGCCGTCTGGATGAAGTTCCGTCCCCCCGTCCTCACCGGCTCGAACTTCACCGTGTAGCCGCCGCTGTACGCCAGGTTCTCTCCCCAGGACCCGCGGTTCTCACCTAGCGCCATAGTTACTGCTTCAACATAGCTGGCCAGCTCCGCCTCCAGCCTCTCGAAGCGCTCCCCGCTGCACCTCACGTCGGCCACGAACCGGATCGGCCCCGCAAAGCCGGCGAACTTCTGCCGCAGCGCGTTGTCCATCTTCAGCGAGTAAACGTACACCGCCGGATACACCGTGCTGCCATTCTGGTCCGCCAGGTCCGGCGGCACGTTCTCCCCCCGCACGGTCTTGTCTTCCAGCGGCTTCCAGTGCCTCCGGTCCCGCCCGGCGATCTCCGCCAGCTTGCTGTTGGCGGTCGTCAGCAGGATGCTGCGCAGCTTCTCCACCCCGGTTGTGCAGAGGTTCGCCACCTCATCCTCGCTGGATAAAACGCGGCACCGTCTTGAAGACGTCCGGCTCCTGCCCGGCCCCTGGCCCCGCTCCCGCCACCACCCCGGCCCCCGGCATCACCCAAGCCTGTCCTAACGCCAGCGGCGCGCTGTTCTGCTTCTTCTCCTCCCCGCTGGCAGTCCCTATGTAGACGTTCCATCCGGTGGCCGAAGCCGGGGCCGTCGGCGGCGTCACCCGCAATGCCTGGCTGGCCGGCACGTCCACCGCCGTCACTTCGCTCGCCGCCCCCTCGCTCGAGCCGCTGCCGGTCCAGGTCATCCGCGCGTACGCTGTCATGGCCGCCAGCGTCCCCCCCACCCAGTCCAGCGCCGGCTGCGCCGGCCGCGGCACGGGATTCACCGTCAGCCCCACCCCCGTCTGGTAGAGCAGGTTCGACGCCCACCGCGCCAGCTCCTTGTACTCGGTCCACTTCGGCAGGTACTTGTCGTTCAGCTTGCGGTTGTAGGCGTCCCGGTACACGATGGCCAGCGTCTGGAAGGTGTGCCAGAGCTTCAGCGGCGACGTCACCACCACCCGGTCCAGCCCGAACCGGCTCAGGTTGGCCTCCGCCCCCGTGGAGGCCCAGCCCAGCCCCGTCCAGTAGATGTTGCCAGGCCGCAGGGCCGCCGCCGCCAGCTCCGCCCCCACTTCGCTCTGCGCCAGCCGCAGCTTCGACAGCAGATCGATGCCCTCGGCGTCGGCCACCTCCACCAGGTTGGCCTCGTAAGCCGTCAGATCCTCCACCTCGGAAATGGAACCATCCGTGAACAGCGCCATGGCGTTATTCCTTCGCGCCCGCCCGCCCGCCGGATCGCAGCGCCTTCAGGTCCCCTTCCGTAACCACCGTGAACTGGATCTGGGCCGACGCCTGCTTCTCGTCCGCCTGCTTTTTCTCCTCCGCCGCCCGGCGCCGGTGCCCCTCGGCCTCCTGCTTGGAGGCCAGCTCCGCCACCCCATCGGCCACCATCCGCGCCGCCACCTGCCGCCTCACCTCGCACAGCCGTCCGGCCACGCCCCCGTCCGGCGTCGCCAGGCTCTTCACCACCACGAACTCCTCGTCTATCCCCTGTGCGATCTCGCGCATCTTCTGGTAATAGGCTTTCAAGTCCATAGATCCCTTCCGCGTTGCCAGCCATCAGCCGCCAGCCCGCATCCCGCGCTCCTGACAGCTGATAGCCGGCAGCTCTGTTACGAATTCACCCGCACCCCGAACGAGTTCCGCAGAATCGCGGCCCCGTACAGCACATCCACGGTGAACTGCTGCGCCAGCGTGCTCGGCTGGTAGCTCATGATCACCCGCATGCCGAAGTTGCCCAGCTCGGCGTACTCCGCGATGGCGCCCGTGCCCGGCAGCGGCTGCGGCAGCCGGCGAATCACCAGCCCCAGCGCGTCCCGCGTGAACGCTAGGTTGTGAGTGTTCACCGGCGCCGACCCCGTCTCGGCCACGAACTGCGACCGGAAAACGAAGAAGTCCTTCAGCTTGCCCACCGAACCGTTGATGAGAGCCGAAACCCCGGCCTCCCCGGCGGTCCGGTACTCGCTGAACCGCTGGATCTGCCGCAGCGTCGAGTAGGCATCGGCATCCACCACCAGGTACTTGTTCTGCCCCGGCGGCACCTTGGCGGCAAACAACGCCGTCTCGGCCGAGTCCACCACCGCTTCGGTCAGCGCCACCCCGGCGGTCCCCACCGGCGTGTTGGCCGTGAATCCGGCGTACAGGTTCAGCAGGTCCCGCTCGATCTTCTCCGCGATCGCCACCACCGCCGGCTGTAGATAGGTCGCCAACAGGTCCGGCACTGCCAGGACCTTGGTCACGTCCGGAATCAGGAACGTGGCCTCCGCGTGGGTGTTCAGCACCATTTGCGCATTGCCCAGGCTCGGGTTCTGCGTCGTCACGGTGCCGCCCTCCGCGATGTTGTTGGCCACCAGCGCGGGCGGGATGGCGACGTTTACCGTGTCGCCCGCCTGCCCCAAAACCGGCTCGTAGTTGCGGTTCACCAGGTTTCCCATCACCAGGTTCCCTACCAGAGCCGGCAGCGCGTCGGCCGCCACCAGTTTCACGATGGCCTGCGCGACGTTTGTTGAAGTTATTGCTGGCATTCCTCTTTGCTCCTTTATTTTGGAATTACAACCACACCCCGAAATCCTTCCCCGTCAGGCGCGCGATTTCCTTCCTCGCCCGCTCCTTGTCCTCGGCGCTCATCCCCGGCCGGATCTTCGACAGCTCGAAGCTGCCCCCATCCCCCTCCGCTCGCCCGGCGCCGCTGGCTCCCGAGCCGCCCGCGATCCGCGCCGGCAGAAACTCCGGATTGTCGGCCGCGAATTTCGCCAGGTAGTCCTTCAGCGACACCGGCCCCTGCTCGGCCCGCCCAAAGAGCTGCCCGTCCTCGCCCCGCGCGATCTCGTCCCGCACCACCTTGAAGGCCACATCGACCTTCTTCACCCCCAGCTGCTGCAGCTCCGCCTTGATGGCCGCGAAGCGGTCCGCCTGTTCGGCGGCTTTGCGGTTCCGGTCGTTCTCCTCCACCAGCTCGTTGAGGCGCCGCTCCAGCTGCTCCCGCCGCCGCCGCTCCTCCGCCAGCTCCGCCTTCACCGCCGGCTCCTTCTCCTCGGCCGACTTCTGCGCCCAGGCCTCCACGGCCTCCGCCACCACCTTCTGAATGTCTTGCTCTTCCATAGCCTCTCCCTACAGCCGGTTTTCGATCTCCCCTGCCACCCGGTTCTTCACTTCCGGGCTGGCGTCTTCCAGGTATTTCAGCGCCAGCCGCTTCTGCATCTCCCGGTGGAACGTCCCCGAGCCAATCTCCAGATCGCGCAGCCGCCGGGCGTTCTCCAGCTCCTCAGTGAAGTCCTGCACGTCGAACTGATCCAGCCCCTGGACCTCGATTTCGACTTCATCCCGCCGCGCCGCCGCCACCAGTTCCAGCGTCCGCCGCATGAAATCCTTCACCATGTCCCCGTAGGCCCGCAGCACTTCGTGGGTCACGATCTGGTCCCGCTGCTTGCTGGCCGCCGACTGCGCCAGGTTCCGGTACTCCCGCCCCCCCGCCTGGTTCATCAGGTAGGCAACCCGGTAGATCTCGTCTTTCAGCCGGTCCAGGTTCTCCGCCGCCAGCCGGTAAACGTGCCCCTCCGGCTCCGTCCAGCCGAACTTGTCCTCCGGTCCTAGCTGGATGTAGTAAGCCTCCCCCACGATCTGGTGCCATTCGCGCTCCGAGTAGATCACGGGCATCGCGAACAGACCCATGTGCAGCGCCCACGACAGCGCGTTGGACTTGTTGAAGTGCTCCTGGGCCAGCAGCGCCGCCTTGTTGGCCAGCCACAACCCCTCGCTGATCTGGAGCTTCACCAGCGGCACCCGCCCCAGGTCCGCCAGCCCGTGCTGCCCCTCGTCCTCCAGCACCACCGCCGGCTCCCCGCTCCTCTGCTCGCCGCTCCGTCGCGTCTGGCTGTAAATGCGGAAATTCTCCTTGTCGTAGTAGGCCCAGCGGCGCTCCACCACCTCTTCCTCGCTCAGAAACTCCGGCTGGTATGACCTCTCGGTCCGCAGCACGATCCACTCGAAGCTCCCCCGCCCATCCAGGCGCCAGTTCGTCAGCTCCCGCGGCGAATAGCTGGCCACGTAGGCCCGCGACTTGCCCAGGGCGTCCTCTTCGGCCCGCGTCGCCGCCGGCGCCGTCACCCGAGGGAAATCCAGCAGCGCGTAGCTCTGCTCATAGACCAACGCCTGCAGAAACGCCCGACGGCAGAACTCCAGGAAGCTGCGCCCCTCCAGATCCGCGTCCTTCAGAAACGCCGTGTAGAACTCCGCCGGTCCCCGCACCACCACCGACGGCTCGCTCCGGAACAGCGTCGCCGCGTACCAGTCGACGATCGAGCCCAGGTAGTTCTCGTAAAACACCCGCGAGACCCGCTCCTGGTAAACCTCCCCCGGTTCCTTCTGCCGCCGCACCAGGTAGGCCGCCGCGTTCCGCCGCAGCTGCTCCCCGCCGGCGTAAAAATCCTCGTACTGCTGCCACATCTCCCGCCGCGCCCGGTACTGTGGATGCTCTCGATTCAGCAGCTCGATCACACCAACCTCCGCCCCTGCTCGCCGGCCCTGGAGAGCGGCCGGTCCTTCCACCATAAGTAATACCCAAGCGCGTCCGACAGGTGGCTCCGCTTGGCGTCCTTCTCCTTGTCGATCTGGCTCGTCCCGGGCTTGTAACAGACCTGTTCCAGGTCGCGCATCAGCTCCCGGCATTTCACGTCCACCAGCAGCCGCCGCTCCCCCCGCGCATTTCGCAGCCGGGCGTTCACCACGTTCACCCGGTCCCGCACCGGCGGATTGGAGCTCGAAACATTCACCGTCCCCTTCAGCTCCCGGTACCGCCCGAAAAACGCCCGGATCAGGTGGAAATCCGACTTCCCCGTCACGGTGTGGCCGCTATCCCCGCTGGCGTCGCCATAAACGTGAACCCCCGCGGTGTGCCCGCTGTACCGCGTCAGAAACTCCTCGCACACCTCCGGCGTCGAGGAGGTCTCCATCACGATCTCGTCCACCACCAACACTGCCTCCCCCCTCTGCTGGCAGATCACCGAGCACATGGGGTTGAGGTTGAAGTCCCACGACCAGGCCAGCGGCTGCGAGCCCTCCACCCCGAACTGCCCGGTGTTCCCCTTCCTCTCGAAGGCCGGGTACACCTGCCCCGACATCAGGTTGAGGTACTGTCCCAGCACTTCCTGCTCGAAAAACCGCTGGTCGTAGCTGGCCTTCAGTCGCTCGTAGAAGTCCGGGACCTTCTCGAGCAAATGCCGGTTTTCATATGGCTGGGCCTCGATCAACTCGTAGCCGGCCACCGGCTCGCTCTTGAACCGCCGGTACACCCAGTCGAACCCTTTCGGAGTCCACACCCCGAAGCCGCACAGCCGCGGCGCCTTCGGGTCCCGCAGGCGGCCTTCCAGCCGCATCCAGGATTCCGCGGCCGTATACGTCATCTCGTCCACCCCGAACCACGCCAGGTTGGTCCCCCGCAATCGCTCGAATTCGTCGAGCGACCGGAACAGGATCTTCGAGCCGCTGTCCTGCATCAGCACCGTGTTGGTCGACTTGTTGAACTCCAGCGGCAGCCCGCTCTCGGCGCAGATGTCGAAGAACGTCGCCTGCGTCGCGTCGCGCAGCATCGCGTAGGTGGGCGCTCCTATCAAACCGGTCCTCCCGGCGTTGATGTACGCCAGCCGGATGGCCTCGTGGACCAGCGCCAGGCTCTTGCCCGATCCCACCGGACCCGAAAATCCCTTAAATCGCGCCCGGCTCTCGTGAAAGCGTTTTTGGCTTGGCAGCGCGTCATACCTTATCCTTCGTTCGACGACTCCTCTTCGCTCGACTCCCATCGCACCTTGATCTCTTTCACCGTCTCCGCTTCTCCGCTGCTCAGATCCTGCTCCAGCTTCACCAGCTTCACCAGGTCGTCAATCGCCTTGCCGTTTCCCGCTTCCAGCCTCTCCTGCAGCCGCTGGTAGGCTTTCTTCACCAGCCCCCGGCGAGTCACCCGCCCTGTCGGCGTCTTGCTCTTCCCCACTGGCTCAACTGCCTGCTTCTCCGGTTCCTTCTGCTTCCCCCTTGGCTTTGTCACGTGTCTGTCCCCAACAAAAAAGCCCGCCCCGATCGCCTTCGGGGCGGGCTTAAAGACCCTGCTCTGCACGTGCCTTACTTCTGGTTTCAGATTATCATCCGCCCAATACCTTGCAGCCCCCTACAAGACGGATCTACTTGAAAACAAAACGCAAAAAACTTGAAAATCCCCGTGAACGCCCGGAATTAGCCACCGAGACACTGAGGCGGGGCGGGCGCCCCGCCTGTCCCAAGCTGAGTCAGGTTAATACCCCCCACCTTGGTTTCCCGTCTTGCGTCTCTGTGTCTCTGTGCCTCTGTGGCAAAATGTGGTCTGCATGACCCCTCTCATCCTGGCCGACGACTTCTCGGGCGCTTGCGACTCGGCCGCCCGCGCCGCCGCCAACGGTTACTCCGCTGCCGCCCTGCTGCAACTGCCCCTCCAGGTCCCCGGCGCCGACCTGCTAGCGTTCTCCACCGAAACCCGCCACGCCGCCCCCAACCACGCCCGCGCCGCCATCCGTTCTCTGGCCCCCCTGCTGGCCGGCCGCACCCTCTACAAGAAAATGGACTCCACCCTTCGCGGCCCCTGGGTCGACGAGGTCGACGAGCTGCTGGCCGTCACCGATTACTTGCAGGCCCTCGTCTGCCCGGCTTTTCCCTCCCAGGGCCGCACCATTCGCGGCGGCGCCCTCTACCTCAACGGCCAGCCCCTTGGTCCCGTCTGCTGCCCCTTCACGGTCCGCGACGCCGCTACCGAAGAGGATCTCGCCCGCATCGCCTCAGAAATCTGCGACTCCATCCTGCCGGTCGGCGCCGCCGGCCTGGCCCGCCACTTCTTCACCCCGGTTTCGGCGGCCCCCGCCCCCCCGCTGGCCCCCCCGGCGGGAACCTGGCTCGTGTTGGCAGGCAGCGAGCACCCCGCCTCCCAAGCCCAACTGCGCCTGGTCGCAGACGCTCGCCTCCCTGAGGTGCTCATCAACCCCGCCTCCTGCCCGGATTCCCTCGCCGGGGTATTTGCCACCGGGGGAGAAACCGCCGCCCGCTTCCTTCGCGCCGCCGGCGCCCGCGGCATCACCTCGCTGCGCGAGCTGCTCCCCGGCGTCCCCGCCGGCTTCGTCCTCGGCGGACGCCACGCCGGCGCCGTCATGGTCACCAAAGCCGGCGGCTTCGGAAATCCGGACACCATCCTGCGGGCCCTTACCCTGGCCCGTTCGGCCCCGGGATCCACACCACCCCCTCCGCTAGCTGGCCGTCCATGA